TCCCTGCAACTGACAATGTTCAACTATCTGCCTCTTATCGTCATTGTCATTGTTAAGGATAATTCTATCGGAAGGATTAGGAGTATAGGTTTCAATAACTCCTTTCGACTGTCTTTTCGTGCTTTCCGCTCTCCGCACCCCTGTGGCAATAGCACGATTCTTACCGCCTGTTTCTTTCAGAATTGCACAACAATATCTTACTAACCTTGTGGGTGGAATACCTTTTTGTACTATCAGTGACCACATAGATGTCGGCTTTCCCTTGTATCTTGGCATATCAATGTTGCATTTTATGCCTTTAGATTCCAATTCCTTAAATTTATTGCGTATGTGGTAAACTGTTTCGGGAGCATCAGCCGTTGTGTGACTATGTTGAACCTCAAAGTCTATGCCTGATTTAATCGCTAAATCTAAAATAATGTCGCTGTCTTTACCACCTGAATAACAAAGCATAAGCGGTTTATCATAGTAGCGTTTACTTATTTCTGCTCCGTCACGAAGTCGCATTGTAGCAACCTTTTCTAAGTCAATTATTTTTGTCATTCCTTTCTGAGGTAATAAGTTAAGCAGACTGCTTAAAAAACTGCCTTGGATCAACATCAAGCACCTGACATATTCCCAAAAACTCTTCTGCTGTAACCTTCTTGTTGTGTTTTTCTCCTTAAAATGCTAAAATCAAATTGTAAGGAGGTGATGCTTATGCGTTTAAATAACGACTGTGTTCGTGATATTCTTTTGAGTGTAGAAGAAGTGTGTGACTTCAACGAATCCTTTCGATACAGTAAATTCAGCAACGATTTTGAAAGGCTTCAACCATACTCTCATGACGAAATTATCTACCACATTAAACAATGCAAACTTGCAGGTTTAATTACTTCAATGTTTGCTACTGACGGTGGCGACTATTTAGAAGTAGGTGATTTAACTCCCGAAGGTCACAAGTTTTTAGCAAATATTCGTAACGATGATATATGGAATAAAGTTAAGAAGATTGCCGGAACCGTGGGAAGTCACTCGCTTTCTGCAATAACACAAATATCAGCGAATGTTGTTACTCAGCTTATAAAAGCTCAATTTGGAATTACTTAAATCTTATTGTCTTGCCGGCGGCTTCTTTGGAGCAGTCGGCAAGTTCTTTGTCTGTGGGTATTCTGAAATTCTTTGTACAATAAACCACCATTGCTCTTGTAGCAATTTTCCATTTTACAGCTTTTATGATTGCAATTACTGCTACTACGGTAGCAACTACCGCATATATGGTTAGTGCCATTTTTATCATTCCTTTCTGAGGTAATAAGTTAAGCAGACTGCTTAAAAAACTGCCTTGGATCAACATCAAGCACTTGACATATTCCCAAAAACTCTTCTGCTGTAACCTTACGGTTGGAATTTAATATTCTTGAAATTGCATCAGCGGTCATTCCAGTATGCTCACACAAATATGATTGTTTAAGTCCTTTTTCTTCGACAATCTTTTTAAGTTTTTCGTTCACAGTCATACCTTTTACCTCCTTTCAACTGTTAAATGCTACATTTTGTAGATTTCATTTTAATAATAATCTAACTTTTGCAGATTGTCAAGAGATTTTAAAAAATTTTTTCTACATTTTTCAGATTTTTTTCTTGACAATCTGTAATTAGCGAATTATAATAAAAGCGTAGATAAAACATCTATAAAAGGAGAAACAAAGTGTCAAGAGAATTTATAGCACAAAAATTAAAAGAGTTAAGGAAAAAAAGCGGATTAACCGCCGATGAAGTCGGAAAATTAATAAATAAAAGTGGAAAAACCGTAAATGCGTGGGAGAACAATCACGGTCAACCTGATGCAGAAATTTTAATCGCACTTTGTGATATATATAAAGTAGATGATATTCTTGCAGAGTTCAGAGAAATGCCAAACAAAAGCAATACTATGATTTTAACCAATCATGAAAAAGATTTGGTTTATGCTTATCGAAATCACCCTGAACATCAGTACACAATTGATACTATTTTAAAAATTAACGATAATCTAATACCAACGGTTAAAGCCGCACGAAGTGACGGTAATAATCAACCTATTGAAATAGTTAATCTTCCTGATCTCAGTAAGTTTGAGCCTGACGATACAGATTTATAATACATAATAAAAAACACCTCATGGGTTAAAATACCGATGAGGTGGTAAACTTGAATTATGAAAAATACAAAAACGCACGCAATGCCTCTTGGCAATGCTTAATCGACTACAGAATCAGCAACTTGCCTGTTAAAGTCAATCAGATAGCAAAACAAGCCGACATTGTTTTGTTGAAAAATTCGGCAGTCAATCTGCTAAGCGAAAATGAGAGTGGAATAACTTTGATGCAAGATGATAAACTTTATATCATATATGCAGATGAGCAATCCCCTCAGCGATGTAGATTTACAATTGCGCATGAACTCGGTCATATATTTTTAGGTCACTTGTTTAAGGAAAACGGCAACGGATTTGCAACAATCGACGATGCCGAACATTCAGCAAATGTATTTGCTCGGGATTTACTCGCCCCTGCCTGTGTCCTTCATGAACTGCAAGCGTTAACTTCCGCTGCAATTGCATATTTATGTGACATTAGCTTTGAGGCGGCGACCTACAGGGCTGAACGAATGGCAGAGCTCGAACGCAGAAATGCCTTTTATCTGCACCCTCTTGAACGGCAAGTAAAGGAGCAATTTGCAGATTTTATCAACAAAAAGAAAAACCTACCATAGTTGCCGCTATGGTAGGAAAAAGAGGAGGGTTTATAAATGAAATGTCAAAAATGCGGTTCTGAGGTTCCTACCGGCTCAAAATTTTGCAACGAGTGCGGAGCGAAGATTGAACAGGTTGCTCTGTTTAAAGACGACGAATCTAAAAACACAGAACCCTGCAAGTGTGAAAGTTGCGGTAACATCATACCGAATAATTCAGTATTTTGCCCGATATGCCATACATATCAAAAAAACAAATTCAGCCCTACGGGAGAAGCTGAAAAAACGACTGAAAAAAAGCCTATATATCGCACTCCACATTTTTACATTGCTTTGCTGATAGCTTTGATATTGACCGCCACTGCGGTAACTGCCATTTCGCAATGTAGCAACCAACCTGATATTCAAGAACCGGTAACAACTTCTACCAATCAAACCTCTAACGATACCTCAGAAACCGATTTGTTTGAGTGGTATGATATAACTCCTTTTTCTATTGATATTCCTAAAGAGTGGACGCATAAAGCTCATGACGGTTACCATTATTTTTACGACCCTGACGGAAACAGGCTGTATATAAGTTCATCTCAATCGAATATTTCACCATCTCAATTTACCTCAGGCTATGTAGACAGCTTTCTTGATGGCTTTGCAAATTCGTTTGATGACTTTGAAGAAATAAGCAGAACTACAACTCATATAGATGACTTTCTCGCTTATCGTGTAATAGCAAATTTGGAATTATCCGGAGATAAGTATTACGGCACAATGTATGTGTGGGTGACGAAGAATTATTTGTGTTGTATGCTTTTCACAACCGAAGGCGATGAGCAATCTGAAGAATTTGATTTTTATGAAGACATCATTGTTAATTCTATAATAACATATTCTTCAAAAGATGTTCGTTCACCTGAAGAAGATTCAGCAGAAAAAGCTACTGAACCCGAAACAGAACCGCCTACCGAAAAACCTACAGAGTTTAAAGATACTTTAACCGAGCTTTATTCAGATAGCGACATAGCCGTTTATTACAGCGATACGGAGCAGGCTCCTTATTCGGATGAAGAAGTTGATGTTCATTTTTATATAAAAAATAAAATGGATAAATCTATAACCGTACAAGCCGACACCGTCATCTTAGACGGAAGAAGCTACAACAAGTTAGTCTGTAGCGCTCCGATTTCAGCACACAGCGAGGGCATGATTGAAGTCAGTGTGAAAGATTGTAAAAACTTCAATCCATCAACCGTAGGAGCTGATTTAATATATTTCGATACAGATACCTATGATAATGACGTTAAAATGAACCTTGTCAGCAAGAAAGTAAAATAAAATAAAAAAATCCGCCCTACCCTGCGCCAACAGGATAGAGCGGAGACCATTACAACGGGTGCAATGGTGCATTTTTCTTAGCAAATATATTGTACCACAGCCCGTTAAAATTTACAAGATTTTAACGGGATTTTTGCACCCTTTTTTTGAGGTGAAATATGAAAAAATGTGTTAATAAAAGGTGCAACAGAGAGTTACAAGATGATTTTGGTTTTTGTCCTTACTGCGGTAAAAATCAATCATCTGACAAGCCGAAAAACAGGCGCAGAACAAAAGGTACAGGAAGCATTTACATTCGCAAAGACAGCAAATCAAAACCGTATGCCGCTGCAAGCTCTGTCACAGGGAAACAAGTTTATTTGGGAACTTTCGCCACAAAGCGAGAGGCAGAAAACGCACTCAAAGATTATGAGTACAATCCCGTCAATGGCTTTAATATGACACTTGAGCAATTACACGATAAATGGGTAAAAACTAAAGCATATAAAAAACTTGGTGACAGCGTAAAAAGCAACTACGCAAGTGCTTATATCAAACTAAAGCCCTTGTATAAGCGTAAATTTAGGGATTTACGCACATCAGACTATCAATACATCGTGGATTATTATGACAACCCACATCACGAGGTAGGCGCAGGCGGCAAGTTGAAATACCTCTTACCGAACGGCAAAGGTACTTACAAGGTCACGGACACGCCGAAAATCTGCGACGGCTTAGGCTATTCGGCATTACATAAGATAAAGTGTTTTGTTACAAGCCTTTACGACTTTGCTATGCAAGAGGATATTGTAAATAAAGACTACGGAACATTCATAGAGCTTCCGGAGCAGGAAGAAGTCAACGCTACACGCTTTACTGATGTTCAGCTTGAGCTGATCCGTCAAAACATCGGCAAGGTGCCGTATGCTGATTATGTTTACGTTATGTGCTATCTCAATTTCAGAGTGACCGAGTTTTTGTCGCTTACAACTGACCAATACCATGTGAGCGAACAGGGCATACCTTATTTTATTGCAGGAATTAAATCCGATGCAGGTAAAAATCGTATTGTGCCCATCCACCCTAAAATTTTAAAATTGGTTGAGAATTGTATAAACAATAAAGGCGAAACAATCTTCTGCAGAATACACGAGGGCTCAGAGATTGGAAAATCTATGAACAAGGATTATTTTCTGAAATATGGGTTCCGTCCGGCGATGCAAGCCCTCGGTTTAGGCGATGAATTTACTCCACATTCTTGCCGTCGAACCTTTTCAACAAGGATGTCTGCCGCAGGTGCGAGAGAAGAGGACATTATCGCACTTATGGGCCATACAAATTACAAGGTCGATATTGACCATTATATCATTCAGGAAGTTGACACTCTTTACAATGCAATCAAATTGCTGGCATAA